GTCATACTCGTGGCGGTACCATGCAAGCTGCTCCATGGTCACCTCATGACCGTAGCGCTCGCGCACGATGTTGATGGACTGCTGTTCGTCCTCGGTCGGCGGCTTAGTGCCGTAGCGCTCGAACAGCGCCGTATCCCGGTCGATCGAGTACAACTCCTTGGCCCACCAGCCGATGAAGATCGCCTTCTTCGTCAAGTCGTCGGCCTTGGCCTCCTGCCAGAGGTCATGGAAGATGTTGAACCCCCGGGCTGTGCTCTCCCAGATGAAGAGCCGGTTCTCGAATTTCTGCGCCAGCGACCGCTCCAAGGCGCGCAGGCCCTCGATATCCGCCCAGGACGACATCTCCGTGCAACCGCAGCAATTGAAGCCCAGCGACCGGCCGAGACCGCCGGAACTGGGCGTCTTCTTGGTACCGGCCACCAGATAGGAGATACGGCTGCCATTGGAGAGTTGCAGGAAGTCCCGGGGATGAGAGGTCACGGGAATGCTGTGCGACTTGGGCAGCCGCTTCAGGAAGAGCGTGATCTCCTCGCGCGCCTCCTTGGCGTTCTTGCTGGTATCGTAGACCAGCGCCACGCGCAGGCCGGGATGCATATAGGCCCAGAAGACGATCAGCGCGCGGACGACGGTCGATGCCCCGAGCTGCCGGGCCTTCAAGATCACAAACCAGTGGATATCTTTTTCAAGCCCGGCGAAGATTTCGGTCAGCAGCCGCTTCTGCGCCGCATAAAGCTTGAGCGGACCTTCGCCGGTCTCCTTGCTGTCGATAACGACGTACTGGAGGAAGTCCTGGAATGCAGCCTTGAAGACGGCGACTTTCTGTTTATTCCAGCCGGCCATCACCGCCCCGTCTTGATCGCCCCGAACCCGCTATTCTCCCGGCTCGCCGTCAGCTTGTCGGCAAGATATTTGTAGAAGGACAGCGCATCATCCTGCGAGGATATGTTGATAAAGGTGATGGGATCGCCCTCAGGCGGCACGATGACCGCATACCCGGCGACATCCCGGCCGGCGTTGTCCAGGGTCCTGAGCAGGGCTAGCTGGTTTTCCATCAGGGCGATGACTTTCTTGGTGGGGATCATTCTGGTGCCATAATTTTTCGATGCATGCTATCCCGCGCAGCAACGATCTGATCTGCGATATTGGCAGGCAATATAAGAGTAAATGTCTCGCCCTCTACCTTACATTCAAGACTAGCAAGATACTGGCCTGATATGACATCAACGCTAACGAACCATACCGCTGCTGGCATTAGTTTCATCTTGCCACCTCCGGCACCCAATCCGGCATATTCATGAATTCCACGAAATCCGCCGCCTGCGCCAAGGTCTTGGGCGTGCCGATGTCCAGGAAAACCGACCTATAGATGTCCACCTGTCCCAATCCCTCGCATTGCGTGGCCATGAAGCGCCCGAACTCCCCGCCATTGGCGTTGCGGACCTTTGCCAGCATGCGCTGGCTGATGAGATAATAGCCGCCATTGCTCAGGTCTGACCGGCCATAACGCTTGGACCAGAGTTGCGCCGCCTCCAACCCGTAACGCCGGTAGATGTCCAGGAAATGACAGAGATCGGCATTGGTGAGAGTATCCCCGTTGATGATCATCACGGGGTCGGACCGGAGCAGATGCCGCGCATTGACGACGGCGGCGCCGGTCCCCTTGGTTTCGGACTCGATATTGACGTTGATCTCCTCATCCTCCGGACCGTTTAGTTCCCGTGCCCAAGCCCACTCCACAATTTTGTGACTGAGATGCCCCGTCGCCAGCACGAACCGCTTGGCACCATAGCTCTTGAGCCGCGTCACCAGGATATCGAGGCAGGTGGTATTGCCGATCGGCGCCAGCGCCTTGGGCGTATCGCCGAGCGTGCCGGCAAGCCGCGTCCCTAAACCGCCGCAGAGGATGCAGACATCAATGTTCTGAAGACACATAATTCCTCCCAAAATGCGGCTGCGCCTTCCAGTCCGATCAATGAAAGGATGCGACAAACACACCCCGCGCGAGGCGGACCTGCGGGTTTCTACCCCCGCCGTAAGTTACGCTTGTGTTTCAAACTGACGCTGGCCGTCAACGCCAGTGGACTCCTCACGCCTGAAAACCATGCAATAGTTCGTAGCAAATCACAGC